TCTAACAAAGTAATCTCCATTATCTAGTGGAGGTAATTGTGTTGCTTGTCTAGCTTCATTAACAGTTACAAATCCTGCATTAAATCCCTGAGTTATTCTCTGCATAGTTGCATCCTCATCTTGTGATAAAGCTCTTACATCTGAAATATCATACTTAAAGCAGTAATTAACATTATCCTCAAAATCTTGTAGTAGTAATTGTTTAGTAAATTCATTAGCATAGTGAGACCACATTGGAATAAGTTTTTGCTCTGTAAAAAACTCTCTTAATTCTTTAACATTTGAATATGTTGCTCTTTCCAAACCACTGCCAAGAGAAGCAAGAACTGATGGAACACCTAAAACTGCTGATATTCTTTCCTCATTGATGTATCTAAGTTTGCCTATCTCTAAATCTTTAGGAGAAAAAGAAAGTGTTTTTATATCAACTTCTCCACCAGATATTACTAATGGTCTGCCTCTATTCTCTCCTCCAAATCTCCTACCAAAAACTTCTGCTATATGTTCTGCTTCATCACTTGTCATAGATAAATCATTCTTTGGAGATATAACAACACTAGGTACACCTGTATTCTTAACTAATGCTGCACCCATTTGTGAAGCTGCAGCATCTCCTAATATTTCTACCATTACACTTCTTAATGGAGCTAATCCTCTCCTGTGGTTTCTAGGATCTATTCTCTCTCTAAGATGTATCATATCCTCAGGCATAATCTCTAATGAGTTGCCTTTTTGTTTGTAATGATATTTTGTAATTAATTGCTCATCATTACCTTTAACTTCTACTTGATCTGCTAATAGAGGTATTAACTGAACTACTGCTCCTGCATCATTTCTTAGTTTTAAGATAAAGGCATCTCCATAAACAGCAACAGAAGTAACTATGTAATTATTCATAAGTGAAGCTGACATATTTGGATTAGGATTGTTTAGTAATTGTTCAGCAGGATGATTATTTATATATTCCATACCCTCTTGTGTCTTTAAATATACTTTTAAAGGTGGCTCACTAAAAGCTGTACCTAGTACATTTAAACAAGCAAGAGCTGCAGAGTTACCCTCTGGAGACATCTGATTAACACCACTAAAAAAACCTGCATCTGTGTTAAAAGGAAAAACTATATTTGATGTAGGAAAATTGCCATAGTTTTTTTGTTCTGTTTGAGCTTCCTGTGCAAAAAAGCTCCTGATATTATCTCTTATTCCCAATTAGGTAACACTCCAATTTGTCTTTCTAACTATTCCAAACCTAGCTGCATAAGCTAAGGCATCCACCATATCATCATGAGATCCAGAGGATGGAAAGCTAGTTAATTCTCTTTCAAATTCTACAAGCCAATTAGCATTTTTCAAAAACCATATAGAGCCATTTTCTACACCTGCAGCAGCAGGTACAGCTCTAGCAGTTTTAGATTTATCTGCCTTTAAGTTCCTTATTGGCAAACCCTGCCTCCTAGCCATCTGAATAATACCAAGCCCAAAACTAGAATCCTCCACTCCCAACCAAGACATGTTGTATTCATTTATCTTTGCTTCTATCTGTGGAAGTAACTCTGGAGCTTCTAGTCTGGCTCTGAATACATCCATTACTAATAGCTTACCACTAGGAGTTGAGCCAACTGTCATTATTACTGAATAATCAGCAGTCTCCTTAATACTTAGTGCTGTGTCCATAGTGCCAAAGATAGATAACTCACTATGCTTAACAACTTCATCTCCTAATATATATTCTGGATCATCTCCTGCAATAGTGTCATAATACTTAAACCATTCTCTCTTGAACATGTGTCCAACCTCAGTAAATTCTGCTAAAAACTCTTGAGCATATACTAATGAGCCTAACTCCTCTCTGGCTTGTGCTAATTCATTTTTATTTATTCTAGGAGATTGCTCTGTAGGATAATGAAAAACTTTCCAATCAGCTCTCCTTTTAGCATTGTCAAATAACTCATAAAACCAATTCATTCCATTAGGAGTAGATATAAACAATGCTTTGCCTAAACTATCACTAAGTATTGGTCTAACTGTTTCCCAAGTTTCTTTGTCCATATAAGCAGTTTCATCAAAGATAATAAGAGATATACCACCTGCACCTCTAAGAGTTTCTGGCTTATTAGCTGATTTTATTTGTATAGATCCACCATTAGATAATACAATTCTTTTCTCTACTTCTCTTACCTCTGCATAGTTCTCTGGTAACTGTCTAACTAATGATTTAAGATTAAGCCAAGATTCTAAACTCTGTGGATATACAGGAAAGATAACCCATACTTTTAAACCTTTAAGAGCTTGATCTACTGCTGCAACTAAAGATAAAGTAGTTTTACCCCATCTCCTGCCACATACTGCAATAACAAATCTATTCTCATCTAATGCTTGTATTACTTCTATTTGCCCAGAATGTAAATCAGGTGGAGTAGCCTCAATTATTTGCTTCATTTATTCTTTTTTCTGCTATTTCAAAATATTTTTTATCTAATTCAATACCAATAAAGTTTCTGTTGGTGTTAACACAAGCTACACCTGTGCTACCACTTCCCATTGTAAAATCTAAAACAGTTTCATTTTCAAGTGTGTATGTTTTTATTAAGTATTCAAGAAGTTCTATTGGCTTTTGAGTTGGGTGTAAACTTCCTCTCCTAATTTTATCAAATTCAATTATTGTCATAGGATATTTATGAGTATAGGTTTTTTTATACTGTCCTGTTATTCCTTTTGTTCCACCACTAATACTTTCTTTATTTCCACCTGCTTTAATAGGTTTATCTCTTTTAATCATTTGTGGATAATAAAAACTTTTGCCATTAATAAATATAGAAATAAATTCTGTTAATCTCATTGGTTGTATTTTTGCATTAGACATACCACTAGGAATTTTTTTATTCCATATCCAATCATATTTATACTCTTTTAAATTACTTAATCTTAAATGACTACTAAATGGCTCTGTTCCAAATAATGCTATTGCTGTATTGTCTTTCCTAATTCTTTTAAGTTCTCTCCACATTGGCTCATAAGGTATAATGTTATCCCATTTACATTGTGTTGTTCCATAAGGTAAATCAGTTAAAATAAAATCTATTGAGTTATCTGGTATATTTTTTAAAGCATTTAAACAATCATCATTAATATTCTGGCTCATCATCCTGCTCCCAATCCCATTTAAACCTTATCTGTGGTTGTTCTATATGATTTACTGTTACTTGAGGTTGTCCTAAACCATAAATCTGACTAATAATCTTATAACAAATATCTAAGATTCCTTTAAGTTCTGTTGGATTCATAGATGCTAAATCTCTTTCATTTATTTCATTAATTATTCTAAATATTAAAGGCTTAAGATTATCTGCTAGATCTCTAGCTGTTTCTCCAACTTGAGCAAAAACTTCACTAATTATCTGCTCATTTAGCATTTTATTAATAGCTTTTACTCTATCAGTCCATTGATTTTTAGCAGCAATTTGATAGATTCTCCTATCTGACAAACTGAAGTTTTGAGAAACTTTTTTAAGTGTTCTTGAAGCTCCTAAACCTAAATAATATTGAAATCTTTTAAAATCTATATTTGATTCTCCAACCTGTTGCTGATTAGGTAGAGCCAAAGACATATCATCTATATAATCCATAGAATTAGTATAACTTATTATCTGTTTTTACAATGCAAACTACAACCACAACATAAATATTTACAATTGCACTTCATTACATAAAATAACTAGAAACTAAAGTAACTATTGCAATTATTGTTCCTATAACTGTATAAAATTCTTTTCTATCAATCTTATTTTCTATTTTAGAATCAATGTCATCTAGCCTATCTAAAACCAATTGCAACATCTCTTTCTGTGTGAAACCATTATCTGCCATGCTATTAATTTACAGGTAAAACACAAAATAATGAAATTTTTACTGTTTCTTTAGCATTATTTTCTAAAATCCAAGCAGATTTAGTATTTTTAGCAAAAAACTGTATTGTGCCATATCTCCAAAGTATTTTCTTTGTTTGTGGATCTATAATTCTTATATCTGTAGGAATTATAAATTTAACTCTTTGATGCTTCTTGTATGTTATGCCCTGATAATTCATAATATTCTTTTATTAACTCTATTCCAATAAAATCTCTATTCATTGAAACACAGCTTATTCCTGTTGTTCCTAAACCCATAAAAGGATCTAATATTATTTCTTTTTCTTTTGTAAAATTTTTTATTATAAAATCTGATAAATCTTGAGGCATAACTGCATTATGTATTTTATTTTTTTTACTTTGTATAGGTAAAGTTATCACATTAGTTAAGTGATGTGGATTGCATATTACAGATTTTTTATTTGTTAAAACTAAAATATATTCATAAACATTACTTAATCTATGCTGATATGAGCTTGGAGTTCCATTGGGCTTATTCCAGATTATGTTTTGTTCTATTTTATCTGCATAAAAGCCTATTAATCTATAAACATCTTTTTTGTTATAATAATTAGCTTGTACATTCCAAAAAATATAATTATTTGTAATTCTTAATAATTCATTAATTACTTTTATGCACCAATCTAAATAATTAATATT